AAATGATTGTATAAACTCGATTTCTCCCTATACATTTCAAGGAAAGTTATTTAAGTATATCCTGGAGTTTACATACAAAAAACTATGACAACAGCCCCTCTATATACTACGAGAAGGTTTGTTATGTCATGTGACACATTTCATGGATTTTCGATGGACGTTAAAATAGACTATTACGAACCCATGTATCCAGATTCCATCGTTGATAGTGTTGTGACACATCTGAAACAGATACTAGAAACCTATAATTTAAATGAACTGGTATCTATTCTACATAATAAACACTACCATATCCATGGAGTTAATTGGGATGACATAATAGATAGCAGTTCTACAGACCCCATATATATATGCTCTGGGTGTGATGTCTGATTGGTATTATCTGAAACTCTGGTACGCCATACTAGCAGCGGCCCATTTTGGGTTCGCTATCTTGAACATGATAGAATATATAGAAGACCCTGCGATTAGACCTAGGATTAAACTGACAACAATCAGGATGGTGTATTTTACTATACCCTTGGTGGGTCTTGAACACTCTTTATACCCGACTATCTTTCTTTTGCTGTCTAATATAGGCTCTTTTATCCTTCCCCCTTTATCGTCTTCTTTACACCCGTCAGAGTCTAACTTGTATTCTACTTGTGTTGATCTTATAATAAACACCCCCACGATTAGTACTATCACCCCAATTACACCCCCTACTATAATCCCTGGCCATAGATTGACAGGGGAAAAAGAGTCTTTGGCGATTGTGGCTGCAGTACTTAGGATATCACTCATTTTTTTTATTATTGTTTTTTCGTGTGTGTATATATATATATATATACACACACGAAAAAACAATAATAAAAAAAAATATAACAAAAATAAATAGAAGGTCTAAAAAAGAGTGTATATTAATATAATTTTTTTTGCTAACAGGCCACACATACACCCACCTATACCAACTGATGTGGAAATATCTAGTACCTTGCTGTGAATATAAAGAAAACAACCTCGACCACCTAGAAGAGGGTACCCAAGAGGGTAACAAAGAGGGTAACAAAGAGGGTAACAAAGACCCCCTATATGACCAGGGGATACCCAAAGACATGATAGACGTCTCTATATATACCGTTGACAAAATTAGACCATTTACTCTCCAGGGCCTGAAATTGAAATGTAAAGTAGTAAGGGTTTATGATGGAGATACGGTTGAACTGATCGTTCCTTTCTATGGTAAACCTTTCACCATTAGATGCAGGCTAAGCGGTATAGATACCGCCAAACTTAAAAGTAAAGACCCAGAAGAAAGGAAGGTAGCCGTGATGGCCAAAGACTACCTTTCCGACCTAGTCCTGGGTAAAATGGTATGGATAGATTGTGGCAGTATGGATAAATATGGGAGGATACTGGGAGACATCTATCTAGATAGACAGGGACTTTTTAATGGGGTAAACAGCTGTTCTGATCTCCTTATAAGGAAAAAGTATGCCTACGCCTACCAGGGTGGAAAAAAAATGTGCTATACAGACTGGCGGGAGGGTGGTACACATATTTAAGGATATAGGGGTTTACAGATCGGGGGCCCCATCATCCATTCTACTCTTTTTCTGTTTGACCCTTTCACAGAAAACTTCTGCACTTTCTCTGTAGGTCTCCCCCTTCATTATTTCTGTAGTAATATCCTCTACCAGGTCATTGTATTTATTGGAGTACTCATTGTGCTTTTGGCTCTTAGATCCGTAATTGAAAAATGTTTGGACCCCGTTCAGGATACCCAGCCCAGATAAAACAACAGGTAGAATAACATCACTCGACTCTCCAATAAAGGGGGTGATGACCGAGATCAGTATAGGGGTCACCACAGCGGGGAGGGCGAGGCAGTTGTATCTGAACTTATTTTTCTTAAACTGGGCTTCATGCCTTATGCTCTTGTCCATACAGTATTTCTTGACGTCCTGGATATATTTTTCAGAGTTGTCTCCCCACTCCATTTCAATTCGATGGTGTACGAGAGGTTCTTCTGTGCTTGACATAGGGATATATATGTTTATACATAATGCAAAATTTTATTCTTAAATTGAAAATATATACATATATATGTATATATTTTCAATTACAAATGAGTGTTCGAATCTACTGCGGAAAAAGTAATCAGGTACCACAGGGGTACGGAAGAATAGGTACACCTTTCGAGTGTATGAGGTGCGGGTTTGGTGCTGCAATGCGTAAATACAGATGGACAGACGCTGACCAAACCAACCAACCACACCCCCAGTCTGGCGGGGTTGGATGTAGGAGGGGGGTTAGACCAAACGAGCCTGCCGTTATGGATGAACTGGATATGAAACACTCTGGTGATCTAGCCGTTGGTAGCCTCTTCCTTCACTATCAACCAGACATAAAGATGATACTGATACCTTTACTGACTGGAGTAGGGGTTAGTGCGGTTTTACTTTACAATGACTACGGGTGGTGGGTGAGTGTATCTGTTGGTATAGGTATCATGATACTGGTATGTACTGTATTACTAGTATATACCAACAGTAGCAATATAGAGCTACCAGTAGAATACTAGTATAAAAACAGTTTAGACAGCACTATATCGTAGAGGTCGTCGAAAAGTATTCCTGTGTTCTGTAGCACCATACGGTACACCTCCTTTTTGTAGCCAAAAATACTTTTATACAGTACCCTGAATTTTATTGCGTCATCTGGTTCAAGGATTTCTACGTATTCATCTATATATTTACTTACACCCCCCCCTCTGTGTATCCTGACAGTACCCTTATTAGGGAATACATAACACCAGTAATCCATATGATTCGGTGTAAATTTGTACTTGCTAATTTCACCACGGCTATAGTATGCTAGGGTATTTAGGGTCTGGATATGCATCTCGTAGAACCTCGTCACGAGTGCTAGGTGTAGGGGGTGGGTTTTACTATCTGCTGTTGGGGGGCACACCCCTACAATCTGTTCAAGTAAATCTCTTTTCTTATCAAGAGTTGGAAGAGAGTATATATCGAATCTAGCGCATATTTCGCTCAGAGAGCTAAAAGATAACTTGATGTACATATCCATAATTATGGTGTACTATTTGGTTCTGATCCACATATATATAAACAGTGTTTATATATCAAATTTTTTCGTATAAAACATAACGTTCAGATCCTATACACCATAGACTCTCCCGACATGGGGTGGATGTAGGAGAACCCAAGTTTTAGGTATAGGTTACGGGGGGTTCTGTACAGTTCTGAACAGTCATCTAGGTATATTAGGGTCCCCACTTTACACCACTTAAAAAGTTCTTTAAACAGAAGGGTTGCATACCCTTGCCTCCTTTTGGATGGGGGGACATATATGTCAGTGACTATACTGTCACTGATCAGATAAGTAAGATGGGGGGAGTTTCCAATTTCATCTAGAGTAGGGAGTGGGTGTAGGTGGATATAGAATATTATACGGTCCTCTTCTTTGTAGCACTGCATGTAATAATAAGAAGACTGTATCATATGTATAAAGCAATTACAATCAAAAATATATTCTCCTTTCGGTATGGATCGGGTAGAGTTATGTATGGGGGGGCATCCAAACCTTTTTGCGTACACTAAAATTTGATTATTATTTCTTTGTAACAAAAAAATCACCAAGTCCATAGAGATCTCTTTTTAAACAGAAGGGAAAGTAATTCTATAAAAAAAGGCCATGGATCTACAGCAAGACCTGATCTATACACTACTGGGTTATCTTGGAGATATTGAATGTCATAAGGCTGACGGGAGTGTTTACTTCCACCCCCACGACTATACACAGCTACATGATTATACGCACATATATGTACTAAACAGACTAACCATCACAGAAGAAACAATCTTTTCCATTACACTCCATTTAATCGCTTGTAGTACAGATCGAAATGTTACCCTTATAGGAAACATGACTAAAAAATTCATGTCTTGTACATTGTTTAATTCTGACACTTCCCAGTGGGATACAAGCCATGTGACAAATATGTACGGTATGTTCACCAATGCAACAGTCTTTAACCAGCCCATAGGTAAATGGGATACATCAAACGTTACTGACATGTCTTTTATGTTCCGTGAAGCCACCTATTTCGATCATCCCATCTGTAAATGGGATACAACAAAAGTTACTGATATGGCTTTTATGTTTTCTGAAGCCTTTTCTTTCAATCAACATATAGGAGAGTGGGATACTTCAAATGTTACAGATATGTCTTGGATGTTTTCTGAAGCATTTGCCTTTAATAAACCTATTGGGGGGTGGAATACCAGCCATGTTACCGCACTGATAGGTATGTTTAACAATGCCTCTGTCTTTAACCAGCCCATAGGTGACTGGGATACCAGCCAGGTTATAAATATGAATGGTATGTTTTCGGACGCCGTCATTTTCAATCAGCCCATCGGTAGCTGGGATACCAGCCAGGTTATGGACATGTCCTTTATGTTTAGTGACGCTGTTAACTTCAACCAGCCCATAGGAAACTGGGTTACGGGTCGGGTAAACTTGATGTCATTTATGTTTTCTAATGCATCTGACTTCAACCAGTCTATTGGGGGGTGGGACACTTCGGATGTGTCTAATATGACAGGGATGTTTTCTTATGCTCACAAATTCAACCAACCTATATACGACTGGGATATATCCCTGGTCGATAGTATATATAATATGTTTACACACGCCTACAGTTTTAACCAGCCCATTGGTCATTGGGATACGAGCAGGGTGAGGGATATGAAGGGGATGTTTGCCCACGCCCACGCATTCAACCAGCCTATAGACTGGTGGGATGTCAGTAGGGTCACCACTATGAAAGGGATGTTCTGGGATGCCCACAACTTTAACCAGCCTCTCGAATGGTGGGATACTGGTATGGTGGTTGATATGTCTGGAATGTTTGCAGGGGCCCACAACTTTAATCAGCCTCTGGGGGGGTGGGATATGGGGAGGGTAGAATATATGAAATGGATATTCTGGGATACCTTTGCTCTGGACCAGTCGAAACTGGGGTGGGATCTCCTGAAGATGATGCGTTGTAGGGTCATTGACGTGAGGGGGATGTTTAGAGGGACAGATGGTGACGAGGAAGGTGAGGGGTATGAATCTGTAGACGACGACGAGTTTCTGTCTCTGTAACTACCTTTTTCATCACATATAAACATGCTATACATCTTTTTTTTTAGACCCCTGATGTATAGATGATTAGACACCAGGGGTCTAAAAAAAAATTTAGATAATTTCTGTGACTGTACCACGACTGTCTACAATAATTATCAAGAAAAACGGACAGCGTGGTTATGAAATTCGAATTACAGTACCAAAAGTACCAACTACCCTTCCACAAAAAGGAAAGCAAATATTATAGAATCCAGAGGAACTGCGAGGACACCGAGGGGTACAAGATCATAGAAGAGTGTGCGGTCAAACATATATACTACCTCTACCTTATGGATTCTTTTGGTAAACATAGTAACCACAGACTCAAAAAAATTATATCGAGGTCTGACCTAGTCATAGACTCCCCTACAGAGCCGGGTCTTTATCTACACAAAGCAGGTAAATACTGGATCTCTACCCTATACGACGTGCATCCTACTTCTGAAGAATAATACTACCACGACGATGTAAAAAATTTTTGATTGTGGTATATATGGATATGGTATATACCACAATCAAAACCATCCTATTTACATACAGAGAAAGACTGCTATGAAAACCTTTATAGATCTCTATACCTTCCTCTGTAAGGATCTCCGCAAAAAGTCTTTCAGGGCCTGGTTAGAAGATCCTTGGGTCGGTAAAGATAAACAGGAATCATTGCTGAGAATATTTGCAGGTCTTGGCCTAATCGCAAAGTTAGACTCCTACCATATATGTAGAGGTAATTACAATAAAAAAAATATAACCCGACAAGAGACTATAAGAGACATTTTCTACCACCCCCTCAGTAATCTCCCCCTAAACCTAAAGGATAAGGGAGACTCATCCGACCTGACAGGGGTTTCTAAAAACAATAGCAATCACCTGCTCCTAACCACCTCTAAAAATATCGACAATATGCAGGTAGGGAATCTTCATATCGACAAGATACTAACTAATTTCGAACAGTATAAACAAGACGGATATACCATGTCTCTGTGCGTGTGTATAAGAGACATAGAGGAATTCCAGAGGATGAAAAAAGGTATCGAAGAGTCCAATCACCAATTGAAGGATCTACTGGAGAAGAAGGACACGGTCATTATCGACTGGTCTGACCTCGCCCAGGCCTACTCCCAGTTCAGGTTCTGTTTTTCCAGGACCACCCTGGACGAAATTATTACATCCAGTAAGCCTACTCTGTGTCTGTACATGCACCAGCGTCTGAGTGTCAAGAAAACACTCAGACTCAAGCGAGAAGGTGAAGAGAATATCCTATGGGGTCATGTCCAGAGGAGCGGTAAGAGCTATATAGTAGGGGGGTGTATTATAAACGACAGTCTAAACAAAAAAGAGTGTAACTATCTGGTCATCACGACAGCCCCAAAAGAAACAATAGACCAGCAGCGTAAAATCTTCGACTGTATCCAGTTGAAAGATTTTACGATCGTTGAAGTAAATGGTAAAAATAAGAGTCCAAAACTTACAAAACAAAATATTATTATATGTTCCAAACAGTTCCTACAGACCAAACTAGACGACGGGGAAAAAACAAATAAAATATCCTGGCTGCATAAACTCCCTATCGATATGAGATTTATAGATGAGAGTCATAACGGGGGTACAACCCCTCTGACCAAGAAAACCCTAGACTTCTACGGGAAATCTTCATGTACGGTGCATATCACGGCAACCTACAGCAAGCCGACCCATTCCTACGGTATACCCAGGGACTGTTGGGTCCTGTGGGATCTAGAAGATATCAGGCTCTGTAAACGTATTAGAATGGAGGGTAGTCTATCTAGGTTAGGATCGAAACACGGGGTGGAAGATGTTAAAGAGATTATAGGTACATACTCCCTCGACAATATAATAAGCACCTACTCGAGCTACCCCGAACTCCATCTACTGACAGACGAGCTTAAACCTGATACTGTTTCTGATATCGTCAGAGACACCCGAGACAACCACTATGGTTGGTCGATCGATTCATGTTTCCTTCTAAAACAGGGGGTTGGTGTCCACAATGGTAAAAATAGGGTAACCATGAGAGGAGAGTTTCAGAATGAGGATGAGAACCTAAAACTGTGGTACAGGATTTTTGGTAAGAGGAATGAGATCGGTATCCCTGACAAAGACTATCCAGACGATGTAGTGTTTATGAAGAGAATAGAAAAAATCTGCAAGGACCCCAATATATGCTCTCGCTTTATTGGAGAGGGCGAATACATAAAAGAACCCATGATCGTAATGGCATTCCTTCCCCAGAATGGTATAGACAAAATATCCAAGGCCGTTGTCCAACTCCTGCACAGAAACAGGGTGATCCCCGACTATGAGGTGGTCTGTCTCAACAGCCACATTACATCCAAACCAAAACAGTCTATAGAAGAAGCCCGTAACAGGGCCCGGCTGGGGGGGAAAAAAGGGGTGTTGGTATTAAGTGGGAGGCAGTGTAGTCTCGGGGTCTCTATAGATAACTGTGATGTTGTACTGCTCCTAAACAGTACCAAAGCGTTTGATATGGTCGACCAGATGATGTTCCGGTCCATGACCCCAGGGGCTGGTAAAAGGTGTGGGTTTGTTGTAGACCTCAATCTCAGTAGAGTAGTTGACACCTCTGTTAGCTACGCATCGCTGTTAAAACCAGATCTTCATCCCCTTGACGCCATCCAGTTCATCCTACAGGAACGACTCCTTAACCTAAACGGTGACCACTGGATGACAGCCTTTGGTAGGGGTCCTTCCGATATAGGGGTACTGTGTGGTAGATTGTATGACATATACTCATCCAAGGCTGAACAGGCTCTCAGACACTTCCTAGACCGTCTAAGGCTGAAGCATGTTCTTCTGGCAAAGGAGGATCAGCTACTGTTTAATACTATGTTTATAACTACGTCTCCTCCCGTGAAAATACGGAAAGAAATAGTAGAAATTATAGCCAAAGGAGAGGAGGGTGTGAAACAGGGTGTCGAGAAAACAGCCATAGCAAACCCAGAAGAATCGGATGAAAAAGATAAAGAGGACGGTAAGGTAGACTATATGGATATTCTACACCACTTTATCCCTCTTATATGTCTACTGACTATCCACGAAGAAGAGACTTCATTTGTAGAGATGTTTAGATTGATTGAAAAAAATGAGTATATGTACAATATCCTTGTCGATCAGAGTAAAAGTTGGTGGGGAGGGTCCCTCGACTCCAGCGTTTTAAAAATGTTTATCGACATCTATAAGAAATATCTGAAAGATGATAAGGAAATTGTCCAACTCGTTCGGACGGTTAAGGATCTGTTTGTAAGAAATATTGACAATTCTAAACAGTTGTCCAAACTCATCGATACCTATCTAGAGGCCACAGAACTAGAAAAGGCAGACAATGCAGAGATTCCCACCCTTTCCAGACTGAGACAGGAATCCCTCGATAAAATACCTGGGGGGTTCTGGGAGACACCTAAAAAAATAATAGAACCTAGCTGCGGAAAGGGTGGGTACATTATAGATATTATAGATCGATTTAAAGAGGGGTTGAAGGCTACCATCCCAGATGAAAAGCAGAGATACAGGACGATAGTTGAAGAATGTATATACTTCAGTGACATTAACCCTACCAATATCTTTATATGCAAGCTGCTCATTGACCCCTATAATGAGTATTCTATAAACTACCACGAAGGGAATACCCTAGAGCTAGACACCTCTGTGACAACTGCCCACTGGAAGGGGTCAGAGAAATTTAATCTCCACGTATGTAACCCACCCTACGAAGACAATTGTGGGGGGAAAAGAAAAGCACTCAATCATAACCTCTGGTCTTGCTTTTTAAAGTGGTCGTATGATAGACTGGAGGATGGCGGGCTACTACTGTACATTACACCGACCAGTTGGATGTCACCAACCTCCAAACTCAAGGATATATTCTATAACAATCATATCCTGTATCTAAATGTCAATGAGTGTAAAAAATATTTCAATGTTGGTAGCACTTTTTCCTACTACCTAATAAAAAAAACTACAAATAGGGGGGTAACAGAGGTGGTATGTGGGTACAATAGAAGAGTATATACAAGTACCTGTGATCTAGGTGGTATGTCATACCTACCAAAGTTTACGACAAAGAACACTATTTCTGTTATCAATAAATTTATGAAGAATAGTCTTCCTAAAGTGTCTTTCCGCACGTCTTGCGAGTTACACAACACAACCCACAAGAACAAGCTCAATGATTATAAAAGTGACACTTATATATTCCCTGTCAGGCACACGACTAAAAGGAATATAAGGTATTCCTCATGTAAACATTCCAAACACCATGAAAAAAAGATACTGCTTAACCTCTCTGGTAAGCTTACCCCTATTTACGATGAGGGGACAATGGGGTTTACACAGGCACAGATGTACCTCCTAACGGATGAGGAAAAATATGTGACCACCCTCAATAGTCGAATGTACAGGTTTGTATTCTCTGTATGTAAGTGGTCAGGATTCAATATTGAAAAAATGTTCCACAATATCCCCTTCCTAGTAGCTAAGGGGGATGAGGAATTGTATAGAATATTCAACCTTACAGAGGAGGAGATCAGCATTGTTGAAGAATCGACTTAGATTGAGTCTAGTGTGTGTGTGTGTGTGTCAGTACCATAGCACTATCGGGTCTCTAGAAGCCATAAATAATAGGAATTATTCCAGCTACATAGAAATGTAGATATTTTTATTATTTTATTTTATTAATATATATCTATAGATATATATTAATAAACAGAATCATTATGAACTTCCCCCCACCCAGACCAATGCTACCCATGACCTACGACAATCAGGTCGATGTGAACCGGTTATGGGAACACCGCGACAATAAGAAATTTCAAGATACTGTGATTCAACATTTCTACTCTCCCAATATACCTCCTCTGGTTATTACAAGGTTAAAAAAAAAGTACAAAGAGGAATTATTAAAATCAAGAAGGCAAGTGGGAAAAATAAGGAATTTAAGAAAGAATTTAAGAAGTAGAAGAAGAATGACTCTGGTAGAGGTACTAGATGATCCTGTAAATGTATCAGATATCCTATCGATTATAAATACCTATGTAATCTAATAGTATGATATTTACACTGACTATTATTTTGGGAAGAAACGTCTTCTATAAGGGGGCTGATGACTGTTGGTTTGGTTCATCCTCGGGTTGTTAATGCTATTATTATCGAATGTCAGAGTTGTTGTAGAGGCCAATGTGGGTGGCTGTTGTTGCTGTTGGAGTTGCTGTTGGAGTTGCTGTAGATCTTTATCTAGTTGCTGTAGATCTTTATCTAGTTGTAATAGTTGTTGCTGCTGGTTATCACTGAGTAGTCTATTTTTTACCAGTTCTTCACGCAGATAACTGTGTTGCATCCCAAGACTTGTAATTTCTGCTTGTTTATTTTGATGGGACACATGAAGTGTATTTAACATACTCAATTTACCATTTTGTTCATACTGTACTTTACTCGCCAGTTCTTGTAGACTAGTTTCTATTTCACTTATTTTTTGTTTCTTGAATTCTTCTATTTGACGTGATCCAAATTGTTCTAATGTTAGTTTTAGTTCTTCTTGTCGCTGTTGTCTTGTTTGCTCTTGTTGTTGTAGTGATAGTCGGTATTGTTCATTTAGGAGTTGGTGGTGGTGTGAAGGCAGATATTGTAATTGACTTTCGAAATTATTACGTATATTGGCCATTTCCGAAGATATTTCTTCATTTATTTTAGTCTCTCCCTCCTGTAAACTGGGTTTTAATTGCTTAATTAGTAGATCATATTTTTTCTGTAAATGGGGTTCTAATAATTTATATCTTATACCACGCTCATTATTTAGCATATGTTCTAATTGTTTTTTATACAGTTCCCTAATTATTTGCTCATCATTGTTATTTAATAACTGTTGTTGATGTTCTAGTTGATTTTTCAGTCGAAATCCTTGTTGCTGTAGGTTATTCAGGAGCTGTTGCTGTTGCTGCTGCTGTTGCTGCTGTTGCTGTTGCTGTTGCTGTTGTTGCTGTTGTTGCTGTTGCTGTTGCTGTTGCTGTTGCTGTTGCTGTTGCTGTTGCTGTTGCTGTTGCTGTTGCTGTTGCTGTTGCTGTTGCTGTTGCTGTTGCTGTTG